CTCCGCATCGTAAAGCGGGCCGGGCGGGGTGTTCCCTCCTACAGGCGGGAGGCGACCGTAGGGCGGCTCAGGACGTTGTGGCGAAGTCGATCGGCATGGCGGCCAGGCGGGGCCGGCGGCTGACGGCCTGGCTCGAAGCACGTGGCGCGACGATGCGGCTGTCGGCCTCCTTGGCGAGGACGAGGGCGTCCACCCACACCTTGTTGGCGTTCGCCGCGGTCTTCAGGATGCGCGAGTGGGCCAGGTGCTTCTCCGCCGTGCGGCCGATCAGGACCTGCTGGAGGTCGTCGATCTCGATCGGGTCGGAGAGGCGGTAGGCGACGGCCAGGAAGTCGGCGTCAACCGCGGCGTCCATCTGGGCCGTCGTCGTCGAGAGGACGGACACGATGTTCGCCTCGTGAGCGTAAGGCTTCACGCCGTCCAGGCCGTCGGGCGGCTCGGCGGCGTCGTCGGCCAGGCGGAGCACGGTGCCGACCATCGAGGCCTTGAGGACCGGCCGGGAGAACGTCACCAGGGTTGGGTTGGAAAGCTCGACCGTGGCGGTGCCCTCGGTCAGGTCGAACAGCGAGACCTCACGCGGCTTCTTGTAGTACATGAAGTCGAGCGTCCCGTCCTGGTCCGGGGCCGGGTAGATGTGCATCGCCAGCCGCCCGGGGCGGTCCGGGTCGCCGGCGACGGTCCACCATCGCGGCTCGCCGATCGACTCCTGGTAGCGGACGCGGGCCAGCCACTGGGCGTAGGGGATGAACGTCAGGCTGCCCCAGCACGTCTCGGCGAGGGCGTTGTCCGACGCCACGAAGTCGGCCGGGAGGGTGTAGATGTCCCGGCAGATCGTGTACGCGGTGCCGGCCGGGAGGTCGGCGATGAAGCACGGGTCCTTGAGCGTGATCACCGTGTCGCTGATCCGGCGATCGACGCGGGCCACGACGGTCCCGACCAGGATGGTGCCCGACGCCGCCCAGGCCGGCCACGTGCCGCCGTCGAGCGTCAGCATCTTCTCGTAGGTCCCGCCCGTCAGGTCGAACGTGACGGTGCCGGTGTTCTGGTCGGAGTTCAGGGTGAGCCGGCCGTAGGTGCGCAGGCTCGTCCAGTGGTGGAGCGTCGCGAACTCGCGCATCGCGTCCAGGACGCTGCGGCGGACGCCGCGGTAGTTCTTCGAGTCGGGGTCGGCACCGACGAAGTCGTTGAGCCGCTCGCCCAGGTCCCAGGCGGTGACCCGCGGGGCGTGCGTGTCGGCACCAGGCGACAGGGACGGCGGGGCGCTCGACGCGGCCAGGCTGACCGTCTGCCCGCTCGACGACGCCACCGTGAACGCCAGGGGGTTGGTGACGGCGTACCCCTGCGCGTTGATCCACAGGTAGTAGGTTCCGGCCGACAGGAGGAACGCCACCTGGCCGTTGGTCCCCGTGGCCAGCGCCCCGGCGATCACGTTCGACCCGCCGGCGTCGGTGGACACCCACAGGCTCGCGCCGGCGATCGGCGACGAGTCGAGCGTCTTCTCGACGGTGAAGGTGTACGTCAGAGCGCCCGGGCCGACGTTGTTGACCGGGTTGCGCAAGAGGACGAGAACGCCCTCGCCGATCACCCCGTCGAAGCCGATGCCGACGGTGTAGAACGCCGCCCCGGCCGCGTTCGCCGCGTCGGGCACGTCGAGGCGGCACGTGCCCGGGACGATCGCGTTGTCGAGCAAGCGGAAGCCGCCCTCGACCCACGGGGCGTCATCGCTGGCCAGGTCCACGAGCGGGAAGCTCGTCGGGCTGCCGCCCTGCCGGGCGTAGCCGGCCCGCGCCCCGGCGGAGTTGTACAGCAGTCCGGTCTTGGGCTGGCCGTCGATGCTGTTGCGCAGCAACACGTGGATGCTGACGCCGACGCTACCGGGCGCGAACTCGTACATGGGTCAATCCTCCTCTTCGTCTAACAGGTTCACGACGGCGTGCGGGTCGATATCGGCTTCGCCGATGGTCGTGTGATAGTCCTCGACCATGAGGACCTTGCACCGGTCGCACTGGTAGACGCTCCGCCACCCGCCCGACCCGGGAATCGGCTGGTCGCATTCAGGGACGTCGAAATCGACCGGCGAGTTGTTCAGGTCGATGGCGCGATGGTTTCCGCACCGCGGACACAGGAACAGGTCGCCCATCTCTTCCTGGCCGACCGGGCGGAGCACTTTCTCGACCATCGTGCCGTAGGCCACGAGCAGCGGCTTGGGGCAGACGACGCCCTTGCCGCAACGGATATCCACCGGAATCATCCCCTTGCCCTCCAGAGGCCGGCCGCCAGCATCCCTATGCGCAGCCGGACAATCAAAGGGTACTCGAAGTTGGCGTCGATGATCCAGGACGAGTCGATGACCTGGGCGGCCGCCCGCGACAGGTGTCGCGGCGGGATGGCCACGTCCTGGCGGACCAGGGCGTCGGCGTGCGGCGACTCCGCCAGGTACGTGACGTCGCCGACCAGGTCGGGCTTCGCCAGGTCGAGCACGCGGCGGCGCAGGTCAGGCGGGAGGCCGATCGCCTGGTCGAACGCATCGACGAACAGGACCTCGAGACGCTGCTCGGGGGCCAGGTCGATGCCGCCCAGCGGCAGCCCGGGGGCCGTCGGCCGGCGTCGCAGCTGCGGGATGGCCAGCGGCACGTGGAACTTGTCCGTCGAGACGGCCTCGACCGTCTGGGCGTCGGTCAAGACCATCCAGTGGTCCGGGTAGTATTCGCGGCGGTCGTGCGTCCGCGGCCGCGGCGGGGCGGACGTCATCGCCACGTGCCAGGGGGGCATGTCGGTGGCGATCGGCGATTCGGGGATGAGGGACGGCTCGAGCAGTTCCGACCCCGGAAGACGCGGCGCGGGCGGCCGGGCCAGGACGACGCGCGTCATGCGGACGTCGAACGCGGAACTGCGCACGTCCTCGACGTCGCCCAGATGGGAGATGTCGATTTCGTACTCGACGGTGATCGGCCGCGGCAGGGCCCTGCGGGGCGGCTGGGCCAGGCTGCCGGCGAACCGGTCGAGCGTCACCACCTCCGGGGCCGGCGGCTCGCCGAAGAACCGGGTCGGGAAGGCGAAGCGGTTGTCGCGCTTGAACGAGGCGTTGCGGGGCGGCTCCGACATCGACACGTGCCAGACGGGCCGGCTGCCGGGCAGCGGGTCGATCGCGTCGGGCCGGACGACGTCGCCCAGTTGCCCACGGGCAAACACGTGGCGGCGGTCGAGCAGTGACGTCGCCGGGCGGGGCGGCTCGGCCAGGGAGACGTGGAACTTGTCGAGCGTGATCGTCTCGGGCGTCAACGACGGCTCGATCGACCACGAGCCGGGCAGGCGCGAGGCGAACGCGGCCCGCAGGAAGGCCCGGCGTGCGGGGGCCAGGTGTTCCTGGTGGTGCCGGGTGACGCACCAGGCCATCGGCGCGGCCGCCGGGTCGGATCCCAGCGCCGCCGCCGCGCCCAAGCGGAAGTTGCCAAGGCGTGAGTTCGAGCGTCCCGGTTGGCTGGTAAGAGACATGCGTGCCCCTTACTGCTCGGCCCAGGAGAAGACGCTCAGGTAGTTGTCGCCGTGGTTGGCCACGGCGGCGTAGCCGATCTGGTCGTCGGCCGCGAGGAAGTCGGTGCGCGTCGAGGTGCACAGCGTGAAGAAGTTGAACCCGTCCAGCGAGTACGAGTAGATCAGGTTCGACGCCGTGGCCTGGATCCGCAGCCAGGTGACGGGGCGCTGTTGAAGCTCGAAGTTGTTCGAGTTGAGGACGAACGAGTACGAGTAGTCGGAGTTGTAGCTCGTCGGCGAGTTCATCTTGAAGACGCGAATGCCGCCGTTGAACGAGTTGCCCAGGAGGACGAACTTTCCGCTCGTGCTGTCGCGGATGATGATTCCGAACGCGATGCCGCCCTGGCACTGGGTCATGAGGCCGACGGTGAGCGTGTAGTTGCCCGTCTTCGACTTGGTGCGCAGGCTGAAATTCCCGTCGGCATCGGACACTTTCATCGACGTCATCGAGCCGTTGGTCGTGACCGTCGCGCTCGTCCCCTGGCGGATCCACGAGAAGACGCTGTCGTCGTGCCTCGTGCAGGGCCAGATGGGGCCGAAGTATTCGAGCGTGCTGCCGTTGTCGCGGCTGACGAGCGGTCCGTCCGTCTCGCGGTAGGTCGTCCCGATGCTGCTCGACCCGGCCGCCGGCCGGCTGGACGCGACGCCCGACTGGCAGGCGTCGCCGCGGTAGGCGGCCACGGAGTCGGCGGTGAGGACGACATCGACCGCCGTGAGGTCGGCGTGGCTCGCCGCGGCCGTACCCTCCTGGGCGCGGACGACCGTCAACGTGGTGCCGGTCCGGGCCGTCACCTTCATGATTTCCGACTCGACGATGATGCGGAAGTTGCCGACGGAGGGCATGCCGGTGGCGGACGTGACGACGACGCTCGACGTGGAGTTGTTGATCGCCCCGTTGAGCGTGGTCGAGATGTTATTGACTACTTGCTCGATCGCCACGGTCATAGCCCCCGCTCGTGATGATCCGCCGGTAACCCTCCGGGCGGCCCTGCTCGATGTTCTCCAGCAGCTGCTCGGCGGGGACGCACCGGTCGGCACACTCCGGGCGGTTGCAGACGGTCCCCTGACATCGCACGCACCAGCACCAATCCCGCTTCAGCGTCTCCCGGCGGTAGATCCGGTGGCGCTGGCAGTGGACGCACTGGACGGTCTCGTCGATCAGCGCGGCCCGGCCGTCGGGGAACTCCGTGATCACGTGCCCCGACGTCCGGACGTACAGCTGCCCCTTCATCCCCATCGGCCTGGCCTCACAGAGCGTCGTGAGCGGTCATGTCCTCGACCTTCTTGCCCAGGCGCTTCGCCACCTCCGGGAGGTAGACGTCGTGGCACTCCTGGCACGACTGGTAGAGGCCCTCGGCCTTCACCACCGGGTACTTCTTGTCGTTCATGTCGGCGATGGCGATGCGGATCTTGGTCGGGTTCTCCCCGTGCCGCAGGGCCTTGCGGCAGATGCCGCACGTCGGAACTTCGGATGCCATTTCGCACAAGCCTCTTTGTGGTTACCCCGGGATGTACAAACGCCGTTGTGGCGTTAGTCCTCGAAGTGCATGGTGGCGGTGACGTTTCCGGTGAACGAGGCGTGGACCGGCTGGAGCCCGACGCCGTTGCTGGCGGTCGCCGGCAGCTTGATCTCGCGCCCGGGCGACGGCACCCAGCGCTGCGTCGCACGCTGGTTCATCGCCAGGTCGAGCAGGATCTGCCCGGACGTGTAGGTCGGCTCGGCGCTGTGAGCCTGGCCGGCCGTGGCGATCGACGCCGGGTCGGACGAATCGAGGGCCGCCGGGGTGATCGACGTCCTGGTGCCGGTCGTGGTGCAGCGCTGGAGGATGAACTCCAGGGCGTTGTCCGCCGGCGTCGCGGTCGATCCGACGATCAGGTCGTAAACGACCGGCCGGATCGTCGTCCCGCCCGTCAGACCCAGAAGAGTCTTGGTCGGCGAGGCGACGGCCGCGGTGCCGGAAATCGAGTAATTGCGTGCCATCGGTTCCTTCTCCCCGGGGTGGTTTCCCTGTCCCCCCGCGAGGCTGTCAGGACCCAGATATACGCGCGAAACGGCCCGGCGTTCCCTTCGACAGGAGCGCCGGGCCGCCGATGGTTTACGTGTCGATTACTTGTCGCCCAGGTTGATCCAGGTGATCGTGATCGTCCCGCTGACGGCGACCGTGTCGTCGGCCGACGAGCCGGCGTCGGGGACGGCCAGGTTGAGGTAAACGTCCGCCGCCGTCGCCGTGCCGTCGAGGAAGGCGGTCGCCGTGTTGACCCCCTTGAGGGTACCGGCCCCGCCCGTCAGCGTGCCGGACATCGACGGGACGATGTTCGCCTCGGTCGAGGTCAGGGTCGCGTTGTCGGTCGCCGCGACGACCGAACCGACGGACCCGACCAGGGCCGCCGTGTCGGTGATGCCGCCCGCCCCGGCGAGCGTCGTCAGGTCGGCCGTGCCGCCCAGGATCAGGATGTTGCCTTCGGGGAAGTCGTAGATTTTGACGCCGCCCTGGTTGCCCGCGGTGGTGGCGTCCACCATCGTCACGGACAGCGCCGTCAGGGTCAGGACGGTCTGATGGATCAGGCCGACGTTCTCGACGGCCGAAACCGTCGTGCCGTTCTTCGCCCCCACGCCCACGGTCGTCTTCGCGGTGGAGGTTCTCGTCCCCCCGCCGTTGAGCACGTCTACGACCTCCTGGGAGGCAGCCTTGTCGGCCATCGCCACGTGCAGCACCCGTTCCGTCTTCGCTGATACCGCCATCGAATCACTCCCAATGCGGAGCGATCCTCTCCCTCGTTTCGGCGAAAACCTCGCCTTGGTCCCTGAGTGCGAGAGAGGGGTCCGCCTCCATGCGGTCCATCATAGCGGAGTGGACCAGGTCGTCGGCTACCCTGGTGTCCGGCTTGGCCATCGCCAGGTCGGCGAGGCGGGAGTCCGGCTTGTAGTCCACGGCCCCGGAGACGGTCATGCCGTTCTCGCGGGCGACGCGCAGGACGTCGCTGCGGTCGGACACCCAGGCCCGCGGGTCGCCGGGGTACTGGGCCAGGCCGTTGACGTACACCTTTCCCTTGATCGAGACGCCGGCCTTTTTCGCCTCGGCGGCGTAGAAATCGCCGATGTACTCCTGGCCGTCGAACTGGCTGCCGTTGCAGTGCCCCTCGAGGAACTCGCGGTCGCTCTTGCTGCCCGGGGGCTGCTGCAACGCGAACATCTCCGCCATCTTGTGCGGCGTGCCGTCCAGCCGCATGGCCACGTACCAGGCGTAAGCCTCCGCCCCGCGGTGCAGCGGCGGGAGGTTGGCCATCAGGCCGGCCCGGACGAGCCGCCAGACGGCGGCCGTCTTCGACGTGCCCATCTGCTCGCGCAGCCACTCGACGACCTTCTTTCCGCCGGTCACCTCTTCGATCGTCCGCTCCATCGTGTTCGCCGTCATCGCCCGCCCCCTCGATCGTGTTTGCCCCGTCCCCCTGCCCGCCCCCGCCTTACCGCGGCCGCTCGGCCGTCAGCATGACGGTCACGTCCGTCGCCGCGGCGTAGGTCGGCGTGCCGCGGCTGACGAGCGCCCCGTAGAGCGTCGTGCCGGCCAGCTGCGTGCAGAGCCCGATGTTCTGCTGGACCATCACGCCGTTGTCGTTGAAGCCGAACGTCTGTCCGCTGCGGAACGTGATCACGCCGCAGACCTTGCCCAGGTCGCCGTCCGCGATGTCGAGCGCCGCCTGGTCCGTGAACGTCGTGGCGCTGGGGTCGTCGCGGAACAGCACCAGGTCGATGTCGGCGGTCTGCTTCGACTCGTCCTTGATGACGGCCGTCATGATCTTGAGCATCTGGTCGCTGGCGGCCAGGTCGCTGAACGTCAGCTTGCCGCCGATCAGGTCGCCGGACGCGTAAGCGTTGGTGTCCACCGTCGGCGAGGCCGCCACGGTGCGGATGGAGTTGTTCATGCGGCCTTCTTCTCCCCGGGCGGGTTCTTCTCTTCCGGCGGCCCGCCCTGCTGGCCCGCCGGCGGCGGGGGCGGCGGGGCGAGCAGATAGCCGTCGGCGCGGAGGTCGATCGACTTCGCCCAGTCGGTGATCAGGGCGTTGACCGGCCCGACGTTCATGGTCGTCATCGCGTACTGGAACAGCGGCGCGAACAGCTGCTGCATCGCGTCCTTCATGTTCTGCGCGTCGCGGGCCTTGTTCGGCTTCTTCGCGCTGCCGGCCTCGATCCGGTACTCCAGCTGCCGGAACATGGCGAACAGGTCCTGCGTGACAACGACCTGGTCCCACATCGCGGCCGCCGCCGGCCCCATCACCGGGGCGACGTCCTGGCCGGTCAGGTGGTAGCGGGAGGCCATCGCCTCCTTGCGCGCCACGAGCGTCATCGCGTCCTCGACGCGCTGGGCCATGTCGTCGGGGCGGATCTGGAGTTGGCTGCCCTTGAGGTCGGCCTCCGCGGCGGAGCGGAACTGCTGCGCCGACTGGCCGTAGACCAGTTCCGTCAGGCCGGTCCGCTTCTCGAAGTTGGCGGTGACGGCCTCGATCACCTTCCAGATGTCGCCGTTCATCTGCGGGTGTTGCAGGAACTGGACGACCTCGGAGATGGTCCCGTGCGTGGCCTCGATCTCGACCAGGCAGAGGTCCTCGCCGGACATGATCGCCGTCTTCAACTCCTCCGCGGCGCTCTTGGCGATCGCGATGAAGTCGCGGCACGTGTTGCGGATCTTCCCGGCGACGAAGCTGTAGACCCAGTTCAGGAACTTCAACTCGCCCATGGCCGGCTTGAAGTGGCTCATCGGCCAGGGCCTGCGCGGCACCTCGTGGAAGTAGAGCGGCGTCATCGGCCACTCGTCATCGGCCCAGAACGGCGTCGGCCAGTCGAGCCTCTTCAGGATCGCGTCGGCGGCCGCCGGGTCGGCGTTGTTCAGGACGTCGGGCGGGAGGTTGAGCGGGTAGGGGATGCCGTCGGCGATCACCAGGTAGCAGTAATCGCCGAACTGGTCGAGCACCTCGCGCTGGGCGTCGGGCACGCCGCTGAGGCGGCCGCCGATGCCCATCTTGGAGTAGATTTTCCAGTAACTCACCAGGTCCGCCGTCGTCCCCCGCTGCCGTTCGTACCGGCCGTCGGAGGCGTTGTTCAACTCGCTCGCCCTGGTCGCCGACTCCGCGATGCCGCGGAGCGTGCCGGTGGGGAGGCCGTACTCCTGCTCGACTTGCCAGGCCGGGTGGATGCAGCGGCGTGCGATCCACTTGGCGTCTTCCATCGTCTCGCTGTCCGGGTCGATCAGGAGGTGATCGACCGAATCGTAGAACGAGCCGATCGCCTTCTGCCCGGTCCCGGGCATCGTGTACGGCTCGGTCCAGAGCAGACCCATGCCCTTGATGATCGCCTCGTCGATGCAGCGGCGGGCGTGATCCTTGAGCCGGCACTCGACCGGCGACCAGTTGAGGTAGAACTGCAACAGGGCCGCCCGGAGCCCGTCCATGCTGCGGGCCGCCTGGTCCTGCATCTGAGCCTGCTGGGCGACCATCATCGTGTTCGGGTCGGCGAGGTTGCCGAAGAACTCCGGGGGGATCGTCGGCGTCTCGCGCGGGTTGACCTGGCGGGTCGGGTTGCGGTGGTACAGGACCGGGCCGAAAATCTGGACGGCCTCGGCCACCTTGTTGACGGTCATCTTGAACGCCGGGTCGGGCGGCGGGGAGCCGTCCGCGTCGGTGAACCAGCCGCCGGAGCCCTTGTAGTCGCGGGCGTACAGGAAGTCATACGGCCCGTTGAAGAACTGCATCGCCTCCTCGGCGTCGTTCCCGAACTGGACCGTCTTGTAGTCCCGCGCGATCTGGAGCTTGGAGATCCACTGCCCGATGATCGGCCGCAGCGGGTGTTCGACGCCGGGGGCCGGCGTCGGCCCGGTCGGGCCTCCGGGCAGACCCGCCGCGACCGTGCCGACGCCGTCGGGCATCTGGTTCATCGGGACGCCGCTGGGTGGCGTCCCGTTCATGCCGATCGTCGGGTCCATCGCCGGCTACCTCACGTCGCTTTGGGGGCGGGGTCGAACAGCGTCTCGATCGTGTCGATCCTCGCCAGGAGGGCCAGGTGCGACGGGCGGTGACGCCAGGTGCCGACCTCCGACGAGGCGATCGCCGACCGGTTCGGGTGGTCGGCGTGGCGGACCCCCTCCATCGGGTCGAAGTTGTACGTCCCCGGGCGGAGCGTCGCGACGTTCACCGTCTCGGTGTTGACCGCCGTGACGATCCCGACGACGTCGGCCTCGTCCGACTCGCTGGGGACGCCCGGGTTCCAGAGCACGGTGTCGCCGACCGCGACGGCCGGCATCTCGTACTCGGCCGCCTTGGGGGCCGTCGGCTTCGCCCCGGGCTTGCCGGGCTTCTGCGTCTTGTCGCTCATCGAGACCTCGCGCGTTTTTCCACGAGCAGGGCCTGGTGTTCGGCCCACGCTTTCCACGACCCGGCGTGTTCCGCCAGGTCGCCGTCCTCCTCCGGGTCGAAGTCCATCGCGTTGCACAGGTGGCGGAGGAGCGCCTCGGCGCAGAGGATATCCGGTTCTCCCGGCTCCTCGATCCCCAACTCATGGCACACCCGCAGCGCTCCGTCCTTCCATGTCGAGGCCGAAGCCCCGTCCGAAGCTTCGGCCTCGATCAGCATCGAGCGGCCCGCGGCGCAGGCAGCCACGAACCGATCGACGCTTTCGTCATCCTGGTCGGAGATGTCTTCCGGGAGGTGAGTTCCGAAGCCCGACCTCGCGGCCCGGTACGCGACGTAGGCCGTCAGCACCAGGTCCCGGTCGCTCAGGCCGCTTTCCTCTTTCTCGACCTGAGAGGCAAGCTCGGCTCGTCGTGACATCCGATCCTCCCGGCGATCGCCGGCCCTTCCTGTCCGTCCGCGTCGTAAGCCTCGTCGGCTTTCGGCTTACAGACCTCGAGGACGCGGCTCTTGAGCCCTTCGATCCGCAGAATGGCCGCCTTGTGAGCGGCGATCTCGCGGTCCCAGGCCTCCAGAATCTCACGGATGACCATTTCTGTTCCTCTCGACTAGCGACCAGGTCCAAGGTTCACCCCTCGACCGCTCCCTTCGCCCCGGATCTTCGCGCGCTCCGCCTTGCGGCGCATCGCCTTGACCGCGTAGTTGACCGGCTTCTTCACCGGCCGGGGCTTGGTCCACTTGGGCCGGTACATCGTGATGTACCGCAGGCAATCCATCAGGTGATCGTGCTTCTTGTCGGGCGTGTCGGAGACGAGCTTGTTGACCTTCTTGTAGTGGTAACGCTCGATCTCGTGCTTGAAGTGCTTCATCCGGTCCAGGGCGATAAACAGGGACGGCTTCCCGTCCTCCTTGTTGCGCAGGTACTCGTGGACGGACAGGATCCCGGCCGTCGGGTCGGCCGCCCCCCAGACGAAGCCGTGCCCGGTCCGGGCGCTGCGGACGCCGTGCTTCTTGAGGGCCTCGCTGTACTGGGATTCCACCGTCTTGCCCGAACCCATTTCCGATATCCGGCCGGCCTGGTGATCGATGAGGAAGACTTCGGGCTGGACCCCGTCCTTCTTCGACCGCATCGCGGAGGCGAACGCCTCGGCGTCGCAGTTCTTGAGGTAAAGCTCGTCGTACAAAAGTAGCATGTTCCGCCCGTAGGAGGGCGGGGGGACGGCGGCGAACAGCACCGCGCACGTCTGGCGGCCGGGGTCGATCGCGATGAACCGCGCCCAGTCGGCCGGGAGGACGCCGCCCGGGAAGCTCGATCGGAGGTCGAAGTTATGAAGGTCGGGGTGGAACTCGGGGTAAATCTTGAACCCCGTCATCGCGAACTCGCCCTTGATGCGCACCCGGCGTTCCTCGTCGGACGCCAGCCGGCTCTCCAGCTTGATCTTCTCCGCCTGCGGGATGTGGGGGTTGTCCTCGAGCAGCGCGATGTGTTCGCCGACCAGGTCCGGGACCTCCTCGGCGCGGAGGTGAAGGTTGAACAGATGCTCGCTCGCGACCTGGGGCGTCGCGGACCACATCGCTTTCCCCTGGCGGTCCAGAAGGCGGGCGACCATTTCCGGCCACCAGGCCTCGTTCTCGATTTCCTCGTCGATCCACAGGAGATCGATATCGATGCCGTTCGGAGGGCTGCCCTTCGACGAATAGAACGTGAGTTCCCACCCGTTGTGCAGTTTGATGATCGAGGGTATGGACCGCTTCCGCTCCTCCCAGGCCACCTCCTTGACGAACCGCCAGGGTATGAGCGGCGGGGCCGGTTTGGCCTCCTTCTCCCGCCCGGCGTCGAGGGCCGGGCTGAACGCCCGCCACTCCTCGGTGTCGGCGTCCAGGATCATCTTGAGAGCGCCTGGCCGGAACAGCTTTCGGTACAGCACGTCGCCACAGTGGCGGCCGTCGAGCCCGACCAGGGCGGCACGCCCGTCGGTTTTGGGGTACTTCTCGAAGGGATCCTGGCCGGTCACCGCACGCGCCAGTTCGATCGCAGCGCCCAAGGTCTTGCCGGCCCGGTTGCTCCCCCGCAACAGCCGCTCGTCCCGCCGGTCGGCGTGGAAGGCGTTGATGATGGGCAGGGGCTGGTAGAAGCGGAGGGTCTCGCACCGACGCCGCGCCAACTCCGCCAGGCTGCGGCGCAACGCCTGCTGGTCGGGATTATTCAATCCGGCCGGTACCGGCTGATCGATCGGCGGGGGGACGAATGCCTCCGGTACGTCTACGACTCCCGCCTGCGCGATCAAATCGCCGGCAGCAATGACGGGTCGTGGGGCGCGGCGGACGGCCTTGGCGGCGGGCGGGACGATACGTTCCGCTCCGCCTGGGGCGACATCGCGGGGCTTATGCTTCGCCACGTGGAGCCCCCGCGGAAGCTGCTTTATCGAGGAGCCTTTTAGCGGTCATGGCGAGTTCCTCCTCGCTCATCTGATCCTCGGTCCGGCCCTGCCCCTTGTTCTGGGCGCTGCTCGACGTGACGATCTTCAGGATCCCGTCGAGCATCCGCGCCCGGGCGACCGAACCTTCCTTCGTCCCCTGTTTGAGTTCCTTGATGTAGAGCCGCGCGAACTCCTTCGCCCCGCCGGCCTCGGCGATCAGTTCCTCCGCCAGTTCGGCGACGGAGATGTCCTTGCCGGACGCCAGGATCGGCATCAGGGCTTCGGAGGCGGTCTGTTTTGGTTTCTTGGCGGCCATGCGTCCAGGATCGCATGTCGCCCGCGAAGTGTTCCGTCCGGAGGGCGGTGGGCAAAAGGGAGAGCCCCGGGACGGCGTTGTCGCCCCGGGGCCCTTGAGTGCGATGGTCGGCGTCGCCCACTACCTTCCACCGTCCGGGTCATCGTACCGGGTCGGCCGCCGGCGTCAAGAGTTCTGCCACCTTGGGGTAGTGGTGCCGGATCTCGGCGTCGGTGAAACCCTGCTGGACGAGGATCGCCAGCTGTTCGGCGAGCGGCCGGACCGGTCGGCCGGTCCGCTCCGGGGTGCCCGGTTCGGCTGTGACGTCCACGGGCGGCCGCGGCGTCCCGGGGGGCGGGGCCGGCCTGGGCGCGGGGGCCGGCGGCTTGGCCTTCTTGCGCGACTTCTTGCCGGCGTCGTGGGTCGGCATGCTGCTGCCCATCTGTTCTTCGGTGAAGAGTGAGGCTTCCATCATCGGTTCTCGGGGTTAAGGGGTTTGGCTTCCAGGGACACGTGGAGGCGGCGGTGGGCCTCCAGCATGACGATCATGGCGAGGGCGTTTTCGAGGCTGTTGGCCTCGACCTCGGGCGTCTCGCTGAGGCACGGGTAGCGGCTGAACCAGGGCGACATCTCTTCCGTGGCGGCGCGGACGACGTGCCGGTCGCCGACGCCGGTGGGGATGACCAGGAGCCATCCGGAGACGAGGATGCCCCTGACGCCGCTGGTGAGCGTCTTGTAGTTCCACGTCGGGCATTGTCCGAACACGGACAGGTAGGAACTGCTGATAGACTTCGCCAGGTCGATCAGGGCGGCGCTCGGATGGCTCATGGCTTACACCTCGCGGATCTCGTACCCCATCAGGGCTTTGAACAGTTTCGCCTTAAGTCTATACTCGCGGGTCCGGTACTTCTTCTTGCCCTTCCTCGGCTTCGGCTTCACGTCGGCCACGACGAAATACCAGGAGTCGGTGTTCAGGGTCTCGTAAGTGAAGTCGGCGATGAACGTGCAAACGAGCTGGCCGTTAACCTTCAGGGGGAACGGGACCTGGCGGCTCAGGTTCCGGATCAGGCCCACCTTCTGCAATTGCAGCAGCGCCGCCCCTTCCGCCGCCTCCCGCTTGCTGTCGTAGGGAGCGCCCCCTTCGGGGTCGGGAACCTTGACGTTCTTGAGCTTGGACGGCTTCACGTGGTTCGGGCAATACCGCCGCTCCCGGCTTCCCGTCGGCCGGAAGCATTCCTTGCAGAACCCTTTTGGCGCGATCATTCCCATCTCGGATCTTCCTCGCCCAGTCTTGGGTCTTCATGATGTCACGCTTGATGCCCATCTCCTTCATCGTCAGCCTGGCGAGCCCCCTCGCCGCCAGGTCCGTCCAGGACGGCCCGCCCAGCCCCATGTTCCGGATCGCCAGCTGGTAGCACGCCGGGCACAGGCCCCGCGTCCCGGCGAACTTCTTCTTGCCCGGAGGGCAAGCCAGGCACGCCCTGTCCTGATTCGTGGCCATCGAGTTTCCTCCAGTGTTCGGCAGCTTTCTTCGCCTGGACGTTCAGGCGGTTGATCAGGCGGGCGATCTCGCTTTTCACCAGGTCCGTCTCGGCGTCCCCCAGCTTCAGCAGCCGCAGGACGATCATCGTTTCCGGCATCCCGGCCAGGGACGCCGCGGCGACCGCGTTAGCGGCCATCAAATAGGCCACCCACTTCGCCTGCCGGCGGGTGATCGACGGCCGCGGTCCTTTTGGCCTTCTTGCCCGCGGCTTTCGCCTTCCGGCGCTCTTCGTAGGCTCGGTCATCGGGGATCACCAGTCTGGGTTGGACGGTCTTCATGCGGGCGTGGGTCAACTCGACCTGGCCCGGACGCAAGTCGATGCCGAAGCCGCGGCGGCCGTTCTCGACGGCCGCCTGCATGGTCGTCCCGGACCCGACGAACGGGTCGAGGACGACGCCCCCGGGCGGGCAGAACGCCAGGACGTGACGCTCCGCGATCCACAGCGGGTAAGGGGCCTCGTTCTCGTGGGCGAGGTCGTGGCCCATGCAGCCGCCGCCGACGTTGCCGTGGACCAGGTTGCCGCCGCCCAGGAAGCCGGCGACTTGCCTGGCCCCGTAACTCTCCTCGAGGACGATCCCGGGGTTGGCGATCTTGGGCGCGGCGTACCCGGCCGCCTCCGCCTCGGCCCGCGTCAAGAGTTCCTCGCCGGGCCGGCCCTTCGGCTGGCGATGGCCGCTCTTGCGGCGCTGCCCGCCCTGGCCGGTGCCGCCGCCGAAGGCGTTGACGCGCTTGCCGCTCGTGAGGCGGTGGGACATCTCGCCGCCGGGTGCCCACTTGGGCGGCTTGCCGCCGGCGAGGTTGTTGGACCACGGCAGTTCGCCGGTGCGCTTGGCGAACTCCTTGTTCTGCACCACGACGCAGAACTCGTAATCGTAGCGCAGGTAGTCCGGGCCGCCCGACCCGGCGATGCCCACCCGGGAGTAGATGACCGGGCACCGCAGGGCGAAACCCTTGCGGTGCAGGTCGGCCATGAGCAGGGCCGGCGTCGCCGACCACCGGTAGTCCTTCGTCTTGCCGTGGCCGACGACCATCACCGCCAGGCCGCGCGTGACGCGCACGGCGGCCCGGAAGAACGTCACCATCCACTCGACCCACTCCTCGCCACGGACCTCGTAACCAAGCTCCCCGTAGAGCCGGGCGTCCTCGTAGGGCGGGCTGCCCAGGACCAGGTCCACGCTCCCCTTCGGCAGGGAGCGGAGGACCTCCACGCAGTCGCCGGCGACGGCCGCATACCCGGCCTTGGCGGCGGAGAGTTCCGCGAACGACTCATGACGCATCCTTGACCCTCCGCCGCAGGATCGAATACCTCGTGATGTCGCTGTCTCCGGGGAGGCGTCGCGGCGTCGTCTCGTGGACGACCTCGAACCCCGACTGGACGCGCAGGATGTGCGGCGGGAGCCAGACGGTGTCGCCCGGGGCCGGGTTGAACACCGTCGTCAGGTGGATCTCGTCGGCCACGGGCAGGGCCAGGTTGTAAACCTCGGCCCCGCCGATCACCCAAGCGTCCCCATGGCAGGAGTTGCTCACCACATCGACCAGGTCGTCAGGGCCGTCGGCGACCGTCTTGTACACGGGCGCGTTGTCCTCTGGCTTTTGCAGCATGTGCGGGAACTGGGATCGCGACAGCACGAGGATGCGGCGTCCCCCGACCCCCTTCCAACTTCGCGAGGCCATTACCGCTTCCCACGTCTTGCGGCCGACGATGAGGTCGCGCCCCATCGTGTTGACGCGGAACCTGGCGAGGTCGCTGGGCACGTTCCAGGGCAGGGTGCCCTTATCGCCGATGACCCCGCCCGGGGACATCGCAACGCTGATGCGGATCATCATTGTCCCCTTTTTCCGAAGACGTCTTCCCGATGCTTGGTCAGCGCGTCGATGATCTGGTCGAGAGAGACGGTCCCCTTGAACCGCATGATCATCGGGAACGGCAGCCCGTTGCACTCGATGCGCATATGCACCTCGGTCGGCTTTTCATTGGCCTCGTTGTCGGGGGAGAAGGATCCGATCACGACTCCGTCGATGTTCATGTAGCGAAGGCCGGCGAGACATTCGGGCTTCTCAGCGCTCATCGGAAGGCACCTCCGGGCAGACCCAGGTTCGGTTCAGAAGGACGGCCCGGACCGCGGGGATGCGGACCCGGAACCGGGCGGCGAGGTCGTCGTTGCCGACGCCCTGGCCTGAGAGAAGACGCATCTCCGTGGCCTGGGCGCGGGTGAGGCGGACGGCCGGGCCGTCGCCGAATCGTCCGGCCTCGCGTTGGGCGGCCAGGGCCTCCTTGAGCCCCCGGACCGTCGTGATGTGTTCCGGGTTGCAGCACGCGGGCGAGTCGCACGTTCGGACCGCCCGGTTATTCCCCCACAGTTGGAAACCCTGGTAGTACACCCAGGCGGCGAGGCGGGAGACGCAGTAGATGCGGTTGTTCACCCGCATCTTCGCCTGGCCATTCGCTTCCCAGCTGCCGGTGTAGATGCAGCATTCCGTGGCCGGATCGAACTCGATGCGGCTCTGCATCTTCTCGTACACCTGATCCTTCAGGTTCTGCTCTTTCGCGTCGTGCGCTTCGAGGAGGAAGATGTGATCTTCCAGGGACAGGAGTGCGGACATAAGAGGTTCCTCGGGTTCGGTTCAACTGCTCTGGCCTTCGCGCATCTTCGAGATCACCCACGGGTCATCGATGCGGTGACGGCCGGCGTCGGGGTCGCCCTCGCCGTTCTGTTTGCGCCAGTCGGTGAACTTCTTAGCGCGGCGGGCGACGGCCTGGCGGTAGCCTTTGGCCATGCCAAACCACCAGGCCATCCACGAGTAGAACCACAGCGTCCAGTCGGCGGCCTTGTCGCCAGCGCCCAGGACGAAGCTGGGCCACGGCGGGACGGTCCCGTCGCGGCGCAGGACCAGGTACTTGCCCTCGGGGGTTTCCGGGCTGTCGCTGAACAGGCCGTCGAGCTTGGGCTTTTCGGGGTCCAGGCTCGGCTTGATGTACTCGTCCATCGATCTTCTCCGTTGGAGGTGAGGGCGGCCGCCGCGGTGGCGGCCGCCCGGGACGCCGCGGTCAGCGGGCCAGCTTCAGCAGCTGGGCCACCGTGAGGAACTTGACGGAGCCCTTCGCGGCCAGCTGGATCGTGCCGTCGGCACCGATCGCCAGGGGGCAGCCGCCGGCGTCGTTCTTCGCCGGGTGCGTTCCGAAGTAGGGGGACGCATCGGCCCGCCCTTCGGCCACGAGGCAGACGGAGCCCTTCTCGTCGCTGACCCACAGCCCGACGCCCTTCGTGCCGATCTGCTGGATCGACACCGTGGCCTTGCCGTCGTCCGACTTGACCACGATCCGCTTCGCGCGGATCACGTCGGCCTCGATCGTCTTCCCCTTCGCGTCCTCGTCGTCGAGCTTCGGCGTGAAGCCGATCGGCTTCCCGGCCGGCGGCGTCTCGCCGTCCGCCCGGATGATGAGGCACATGGCCAGGAAGCAAGCGGCCACGGTCAACGCATTCACGTACCAACTCTTCATCGGTCTCTCCTGTTCGCAAGAAAGTTCAGGAGCTGCGCACCCAGGTAGCGGGTGTAGGCGGGCGGTATCGCCTGCGCAAGCTCCTCGCGGGTCATCCGCCAATCGATCCCGACGGCCTGGGCGTGCCTCTTGACGCAGGGGTAGTGCCCCACGGGGTTGAGGTAGGCGTCGGGGTTGCCTTCGATGTCCTTGGACCTCCGGGCGATCTTGTGGCGGTGCGGCGAGTGGGGCTGGGCCATCAAGAAGACGTTCGACTCGAACACGCGGTGCCGGTACGTCTTCAGCCCGAAGTTCGAGCCGCACAGCACGATCGAGGCTTCCGGCCGCAGGCTCGACCCCTCGACGTTCTCGATGATCCACGGCCCGCCCCACGCCCGCAGCTTCTCGCGGAAGGCCGGGATCAGGTCCTGGTAGTCGTCGTCCGTCTTGTGCCTGTTGACGTTCCTGGTGGCGGAGTAGAACTGGCACGGCGGCGAGGCGTGGACGGCGTCGAACCCCTCGAGGTCGGCATCGAGCGCATCCTGCATGACGAACCGGAACGGGTAGTTGCCCTGGTATTTGATGTCGATGCCGGTCACGTCGAAGCCGGCCAGGGCGTAGCCGACGCTCGCCCCGCCAGCGCCGCAGCACAGGTCGAGCAGGCGCGGCTTGCGGCCCGCGGCCGCCTTCAATCTGGCCATGTGACGAGCCCTTTTTCCTTCAGGGATTGCAAGAAGGTGACGGCGCAAATCTTGTTGCAGAACGTCCATTCGATCGGGAAATGGCGAGGGCGGCACGGGGGCAGGAACTGCATCGCGACGGTGACCCGGATCGGCCGGGGCCTCAGCATCCGGGCGCAGGCGTCGCAGAGTTTGGGTTGGCACAACGCTCGCCTCCGTCAGCGGGTGAAGGGTTTTCCGTCTTCGCCGCACGGGGCGTAGCGACGCACCCCTTCGGAGACGTAACCGAACCAGTCGGCGGGGGTCGTCCTCCAGACGAGCCCGGTCTCCCGCGATCGGTAGACGACCTCGACGTCCGCGGGGAACTTCTTGCTGGCGGCGACACAGATGACCGTGTAGAGCCCGCCCTCGTGGTGGCGGTAGCGGGCCATCGGCCCGAAGTGGCTCTTGTCGATGTTCGCCTTGTCGAAGTCGGTGGTGTCGGGGTTCTTCATGAGCGTCTTCGGGGTTATAGTCCATCGTTTTATATCAGGGTCAGGCCGTCGGCACAGCCCCCAGGTAACTCTTTTTCTCGTGAGCGTTGGCCACGTCGATGCGGACGACGTAGGGGAGGCACTGGCCGGCGTCGTAGCGCAGCGGGTCGGGCGTGATGACAACGACGTGGCGCACGCCGGTCTCTGCCGTCGCCTCCTCGGCGTAAGCCTTGTGCCAGGCGTAATCCTCGAACGCGGCCGTCAGGTCTCTGAGCATGGGTCACCTCGCCAGGCGGCGGTCCTTCCCTTCGAGGTAGATCGCCGTGCCGCAGAACAGCCGCGACACGATCCGGTCGTCGAAGAGGGTGCGCAGCTGGGCGGCCGGGAGGTTGGTGATCAGGACGCTCGGCCGGCCCATCCGCGCGTCGAGGATCTTCTGGAGGGTCGTGTAGACGTGGTCGCTGGCCCGCTCGCGGCAGCCGATCTCGTCGATCACCAAGAGCGGGGTGTTGGCCACCTCGTCCCAAATCAGGTGCGGGTACAGCTGGACCCGGTCCGTCCCGCGCGTCTGCCACGCCCGCCCGTGCTGGGCGTCCCTCAGCAGTTCGCAGAACCCTTCGAGCGTCCAGTAGCGGCTCGCGTCCACGTGGTCGCACAGGGCCAGGGCGGCGCAGGTCTTGCCGACGCCCACGGAGCCGCCGATGAGGAGCGGCCACGGCGCGTTGCCGCCGGTCACCTCAGCCAGCACCTCGCGCAATTCGGAAGGGATTTCCAGGATCGACCTCGGCACGTGCGGGAGCTTCGTGATGGCCGGCGGCGTCTGGAGTCGCAAACGCCACGTCTGCTTTGATAACGCGGACAACCTCGCTGTAGTCGTTTCTTTCGTCGCGAACGCGAGAACTTCCGCCAGGGTTGCCGAATGGTTGACTTGTTGCATCGACGGGGATCTCCTTGAGGAACGATCGGAACTCGGGGTCTTTCACGCCGAAGAACCGGTGCGGGGCCATGCGGTACTGCGCCGCCCGGCCCAGCCGGTCGCAGTAGGCCGCGTAGTTGCGTGTCGCCTTCTTGAAGTCGGCCGCCGGCACGCCCTTGGCCAGCCAGTGGGCCACGTTGCGTTCGGCGTTGAGCGTCCGCCGGTGCGCCGTGGCCACGGTGGCGACGTAATCGTCCACCAGGTCGGCGGCCGCCCGGAGTTGCTCCTGGGACCCGGCGGACCGCTTCGGCTTCGGCCGCGGACGCTCCGGTTCTCCCCCGAAGAGGTCGAGCTGGCCGTCGTCTCCCCCCTCTCCCCCCTTGAGAGAAGAGTGACACTTTTTAGCTCTCTCTATTAGGGGGGTGTGGGGGGGAATGCGTGCGGCTTCCGCCGCGGCCGCGGCCATGGCCAGGCGTTCGCGGCCCAAGTCGTTGGCGTCATTGGACTTCGTCCTGCCGTTGGCCTCGCCGTTGAACACGTGTTGAACACCTGTTGAACACGTGTTCAACACGTGTTCAACAGGTGTTCGACAGCGGGCCGCGGCGGACGCCTGGCCGGCCTTGCGGCGCTTGGCCCGGACCGCCTCGTCGGCCTCCCGGACCGGGGCCAGGTCGATCGACCGCAGGGCGTCGCCGGCCGCCTCGAAGAACGTCGCCAGGACGGAGCGCAGCCGCGACCCCGCCCAGGCGGCCCCCAGGCGGCTCAGGGCGGCCAGCGAGTCGTCATCGGCCGGAAGGCTTCCCGCGGCCCACCAGTGAGCCAGGAGGAGCGCCAGGCCGCCGACGTCGGCGGCCGGGAGTGTCGCCACCCGCGGGTCGGTGGCGAACCACGAGAAAGCTACTTGGCCTCGCATCCCTGCGCCTCCGGTGTCGCCGATGCTTGGGGTTTCGGGTACTCGCGCCACCACCGGATGTAGGTCCTGTAGCCGACGCCGATGATCGTGCAGAGGTCGAGGAGCGTGTCCGCCGGCGGGAGGCTTTTGCCGTGCATCCAGCAGTAGACCCCGGAGCGGGTGACGCCGGTCGCCTTGATGATCTTGCGGAAGCCGACCCCTTCGGGGAGGCTGTCGATCCAGAGGCGGATAGGGTTCGCCTTCCGCCACTCCTCGACCTCCGGGGTCACGTCGATCTTCTCACGCCGTGGCATCGCCGGCCCCCTTCTTCTTCGCCGGGTCCTTCGCCGCGCCGGCCATCTTGGTGACCTGTTCGCGCAGGTCCTTGGCGTTGCGCGGCGGCGGACCCTCCAGCCCCAGTTCCTCCGCCCGCTCGGCGAGGATGTCGTGCCACGTGGCACTGCCATCAACGAGCCGGGTGTAAACGCCGCGGAGGTAGACCGCGTCGGCCGTGCCCGACATGGCCTTGATGGGGCGGCCCATCATGTCCTCGATGTCCTTCGGCTGGATCCCCTGCGTTCCGAACGAGGCGATCAGTTTGTCGCGGAACACTTCCGGGTTGGCGGTGATCTCCTCGACCATCGTCTTGCGGACGAGCGCGACGGCCATCCGCTTGATGTGGTCCGGGATCATCTTGAGGATCTGATTGCGGATCGCCTTCGAGGCGTTCGCGTTGTGCAGCATCAGCACCTCCCGCTCGTTCGCCTCGCGGAACACCGTCTTGCCGGAAACCTTCCGCTCGACGACCTTGAAAAAGGTGGTGTCGTCCTCCGGGCGCACGTTGCGTTCGAGGTCGAGAGCCCAGGCCCTGATGGTCCTCTTCTCGGGCGTGTCCTCGATGATCTGAACGCCGTAGATCAGGTTCCCCCACGCGTTGGCCAGTTCGCGGGCCATCACGATCGACGGGCCGCTGACCGGCGCTCGCGCCCCGGAGACGGGGAACGAGTACAGGGCCTTCTCGGCGAACTCCTTCCGCCGGCAGATGTCCATCACCCGGGCGAGGACGGTGTCCTCGTGCCGCGGGTTCTGCATGGCGAGAGTCGCCTGCATCTGCAACATCTGGATCTTTTCCGCGATCACGCTCGCCCCGGCGGCGCTGATCGCGGCCACCGGGAACTGGGGCTGGGGGACGTTGATCGTCCGCGTCGGCAGTGGGTCCCTGGGCGCGACCTGGCCCTTGGGCGGGGTGTACTCGACGACGGCTTCGTCTTCCGGGTAGTGTTCGTCCGACATGGGGTTCTCCGTTCGAGAGAGGGGCGCGGCGGGATGTCCGCCGCGCCCGGGTTGTCACGTCAAACCGACTCGGGCCAGTGCCAGGTGCCTTCCTTGCAGTCGGCATCGTAGGCGACGTTGTCCAGCATCAGGACCGCGCCGGGGTGGACGTTCTTGGGGAAGTCGGCGCGGGTGATGAAGACGTTCAGGCTGATCTTCCCGCCCTTGCCGACCATCGTCACCATGCCGGGCCGGTGGAGTATTTCGTCCGACTCCTGGCCCTTGAGCACGTAGTGGACGACCCGCCCTATGCCCAGGCCGTCCGTGGCCTTGCGCGGCTTCGCCCCTTCCGGGGGCATCTGGGCGACGGCGTCCTTGTCCGCCTTGGCAGGCTTCGGCTGCTTCGCCGGCCTGCCCGGCTTCTCCGCCTGGTCCGTCGGCGCGGTCTCCGCCGTGGCCACGGCCTGCGTGCCCTCTGTCTCGTCATTCGGCATCGACATCATCGATCTCCTCGACCTTTGGCTTGACGGTCAGCTGTTCGTAGGTCGTCTCCGGAACAACCGACGTGTACGCTTTCCGGCGGATCACCTTGAGGCTCACCTTTCCGGCCGCGCACTCCACGACGCCCGGGTGCGGGAACATCCCCACCAGTCGGGCCTTGGCCAACTTCTCCGCCTCCTCCGCCGCCTTCTTGGCTTTCCTGGCGGCTAGGAAGTCGGTCGCAGCTTCGTTGAAGCTCTCGGTCTCCACCACTTTAACGATTTCGGGGCGTGACGCCTCGACCTCCGGGTCGTAGTCCGGGTCGGCCGCCTCCGCCCCCAGCCCCTGACAAGCCTTGCGCCACTGGCACGTCTTGCACCGCTTGTCGGTGATGGGCAGCTTCGGGTAGGGGTTCTCCTTCTCCTTATACATCCCCGTCCAGAATCCGTGGCCGATGTCCGCGATGTCGGCCATCATCGCCTTATCGACCGGTAGGAACCATTTTCGGTCGTTCCAGGCGTCCGGCGACCAGAGTTGCACCGCGATCTGGTCCACCCCGTGGATCATGGCCCCCCACATCGCCTGGACCATGGCGTCGAGAGGCGGCTCTGTTGCCGTGCGCACGGCGTAGAACACCCGGGCCTGGGGGATTTTGACCTCGAGGAGGGTGTCGCGGTATCCGCCGTTGTTCTCGATGAGGCCGTCGGCGTGGCAGCCGAAATACGGCACGTGGTCGTGCAGCTTCCAGGCCGGCCGGTAGATCGAGACCGCGGCCGATTCCGCGAAGAATTCGAGCGCGAAGTCTTCGAGGTAGTTGCCCCGCTTCATGTGGTTGTTGTAGACCTGGGCGAAGTCGGGCTTGATGTTCTTCTTGTCGTACCAGAGCCTGCGCTTGCAGCCGTAGGGGGCCATGTTCAGGAGGGCGGGAACGTCGCTCCCTCCGATCGCCGTCTTTCTCTCCTTGAGGAACTGAGCCCGGTCGTCTTTCTCGCGGATCATGGGGTTCTCCGAATGGTAGAGGGCGGGGGCGAGTGCCCCCGCCCTCAAGATAGACGGTTCTACGTCGATGTCAACCATCGTTCCATATTGGATCGGTTATTCGCCGCCGACGCTGCCGCCGTCGCCGCCGACAACTTCCGTCGGATAGACGCGGATCCGGGCGGGCCGGGACGGCGGCTCCCACGCCGGCATCGGCAGGACGCCCGGGGGCAGGACCTCTCGCGGGTAGGGGAGGCAGTTCGGCGGGAGGGGCACGATGTCGCGCTTCGTCAGGACGATGTCCGACACTTCCATCACGAGCTTGTACTTCCCGTCCACGTACTTGTACACCGGCATCGAGATCGGCAGGACCTGGACGATCGAGCCGTTCCCGCGGATCGGCGGGCCAAGCTCGATCTTGGGTTCGGACGGTATGCCCTGCGCGAGCGGGTTCTCTTCGAGGATGCTCGGGTAGAAGAAGGCGACCAGGCCGTCCGCGTCGGTCGTCCCGGTCCCGATCGGGACGTCGTCGATGATGACCTGGAGGTCCATGTTGGCGATCGGCACGTCACCGTCGCTGTCGCAGACCAGGAACTGCGCGAAGAACGGGATGAGGTTCGGTGGCGGCGTCGGAATGCTCGGCATGAGGCTAGGCTCCTGAAATGAAAGCGGCCCGGAAACGCTCCGGGCCTTTGGTCAGCGGGCGAACACGTGGTACGACGGGGCGGCGGGACAGACGCCGCCCGGGCACCCGGAGGCGGGCGGCGAGTAGAACGTCGCGGCCGCCTGCGGTGCCTGGTAGGCGGCCGCCGCGGTGCCGCACGAGGCGCACCCGCCGAAGGACGGGGCCGGGGGTTGGGCCTGGGCGGAGTAGCCGCCGCGGCGGCCGAACAGCCCGCGGCCGCGGTGGCAGGCGTCGGCGGCGGGGGCGAGGAACGCGAGGGCGGCGGCGATCATGAGAAAGCGGAACATGGCCAGA